GAGCGAGGGCCAGCTCGACAGCATCCCGGTGAAGGATGTCTTTCAGCGTGCCTGCCGCGTTGGCGCTCACACGCAGACCTACAACCGCAGGGCTGGCACCTGGACGCCCGGAAACTTCCTGGTGCAGCGTGTCGGTAAGGACTTGCCCGAGGCGCCATTCTTCTGCGGCACCGTCGGCAGCTATCCGGGCATCAGCACGCTCAGCTTCAACGTCACCATCCCGGACGGCTTCGATCAGTACAACCGCCAGGTGCATCTGTTCATCCGTGGTGGCATGGCCGTCACCCGGATCTACGACAGCGTGACTGGGCCCAGCGACAACTTCGCGGATCTGGTGAAGTGGCTGCTGGTCAATACCAGCAGGGTGCCGGCGGCGATGATCGACAACACCGCACTGCTGGCAGCAGCCACGTTTCTTGAGGTGAACGGCTTCACCTGCAACATCGAGATCCGCGAAAGCACCAACTACTCCGACCTTGCCGCCAAGCTGGCGCCTTACTTCCTGCTGGCTGAAAGCAGCGCAGGCGGCAAACGCGGTCTGCGGCCACTGCTGCCGGTGACTGGCGCTGGCGCCATCAAGACCACGGCGATTACGGCGGAGTACACCTTCACCGAAGACACGGTGCTGCCCGGCACGCTGGAAATCAACTATCTGTCACTGGCGGACAGGCAGCCGTTCGTGGTGCAAGTGATCTGGCGCCAGCAGCTGGAGAGCGACATTGGCATCATCCGCACCGCCGAGGTGCGTTACAGCGGCACCGCCGAGACCGGGCCGTATGAGTCGCATGATCTCTCGACGTTCTGCACCAGCGAGGATCACGCGGTAAAGGTTGGCGCCTACATCCTGGCCAAGCGGCTCTACACCACGCACACCATCAGGTTTGCAGCACGGCCGCAGGAGCACAACACACTGATCAGCGCTGGCGACATCATCCGCGTGCAGCTGGCGCGTGACAACACGACCTACGCCAACTCAGTGCATGACTACCTGTACCAGGTGGAGCGCATCACCAAGACGCTGGCGGGTGATGTGAGCTATGAGGCGACGCACTTCCCGATCGACGACCAAGGCCGCAGCCTGATCGCGCTGGATGTGGCTGCTGCTGTTGGCACCGGCATCATCCTGCCAAGCGGCCGCACTGGCGTGAGCTGTGATGTGAACTCAAGCAGCGACAACACCATCCCCGCTGAGACGTTTACGGACGCGGATGGTGCTGACCCGCTGGAGCTATCTCCCAGCGGCGGCGGACTGGGCTTTGATGATTCAGCACCGACTGGCGACACCGGCAATGGTGATGATGGATTGGATGGCGTGCCATTGCCGCTCACTCAGGCAAGTCCTACAGGCAACTGGGCCGGCTCAACCGCAGCAATTACAAACCCTTGCGCTAGCCCCAATCCCGTTATCGCTTGGTTTGACGATACCGGCACTATCAACATCACGAACCAGTTAATTGTTGTCGATAGATATAGCGCCGGCAAAACTGTGACAGCCACGGTCGATTGCGGCGGGGGCGGCGGCGTCTACACATTTACATCAACACTGCCATCGTTGGGCGCCACAAACTGCGGCCTTTTATTTAAGGGTAGTTTCTCACTTCCAAATGTGTTTACAGGTATCCCGGTTGTCATTCCGTGGGAAAGCTACGGTGAGCCTGCGTGGATTGAGGCAACTGGACCGGACTCGGGGAAGATCTATAAACGCGATAACTTTTGCAATCAGGTTCTCACGGGATTTTTCTCTGGGCCGATCGGACCAGACCCTTCTCTTATAGCTCACCCCACCCAACTGGCCATCGGAAGCAATACTTGGGGCGGTGCTCAGGTTGCAGAAGTAGTAGATGCCTCTACAAATGCTGTGATTTATACCTATTAACCGATTGGAGCCATGGCCATCTTTCCTACCCTTACACCAGCCACCCGCGCATTTACGCCAGGGGAATACCCGCACACGCCGTTCAGCACGTATAACGGATTCCAGAATCGCGTGCGCCATAGCAATGTGATGCTCAGCAGCTCAGTGCGGCTGAGCTTCATCGCCCTAGCTGAAGCCGACATGCTCAGCATCCTCAGCCACTACCAGGGCCAGTTCGGCAGCTTTGAAAGCTTCACGCTGCCATCGAGCATCTGGAGCGGCGTTACCACCATCAGCGACTACGAACTGACGGACTACCGATGGCGCTACACGGACCCGCCATCCGTAGATGACGTCTACTGCGGGCGCTACAACGTCGAGCTGACGCTTGAAACCGTGCCGCCCGATGGCGCATTTGCCAGCGGCATTGAACTGTTTGCTCGCTGCACACTCGCCGGCGGATATGCCGCCGCTGCCAATGGCCTGCAGCAGACGATCACGCTGACGCTAGATGCTGAGGGCTTTGTTGTTCCCGGCCTGGATGAGTCGATCACTGCCAGCATTGGCGCCGCCAATGGCATTGCCGCCAGTGTGACTGTATCCCTAGACGCAGGGATCCCCGGAGTCGATGGTGATGCGGTCGGCCTTGACGAGAGCATCACACTCTCGCTGGCGGGCGGCACAGCAACCGGCGGCACGGCAGCTAGCGATTACTGGTCCGACATGTCTGTGCAGCTATACGGCTGGGAATCGCTAGCCTATGTTGAATGGTGGGGCAACTAATTTATGGCAGCGCCGAACCTCAAGACTCCCACGACGATCACCGGCAAGACGGTCGGCTATGCCGTCACCACCTCGATGGCCGCAGCGCTGAGCAATGGCGCAGGCTCGGGCAAGGTGCTGAAGATCAACAGCGTCTACTGCGCCAACGTGGACGGTGCAGCAGCAGCTGACATCACGTTGCAGCACTGGGACGGCACCACCGGCTACGAGCTGGCCCACACCATCACGGTCCCGGCCGACGCCACGCAGGTGCTGGTAACCCGCGAGGCTTACATCTACTTGGAGGAAGGCCACAGCCTCCGCGCCCAAGCCAGCACCGCTGGCGATCTGGAGCTGGTCATCTCCTACGAAGACATCAGCTGATCTACTCCATCTGACTTGCCCCTGAGGATTGACCCATGCCTGTCACCAAGCAAACCTATACCGCCGCCCCTACATGGACAGCGGCTGATCTTGCAACCATTTACCGCTCCGCGTTTATTGACGCAGGGCTGATGACAGACTGGCACGATAGTTTCGCTTCCAGTGGGATTGAAAATCGCGTGTTGCGAGTTCAGTACGACGTAAGCAAAACATACGGCACCACTTTTTATTGGTTCCAGTTTTCTACAACTGGGGCGTTCTTGCATGTCGCTACCGGCTGGAATACCTCAACCGATGTCCCAACAGGTACGCAATACCTTGATTTCTTCTCCACAACTACCAACGCAACCTCAAATCACTGGCAGTTTTCAGGGACGCTTAGTGCCACCACTGCAGCAGACTTAATTCGCTATTCTTCTGGAAGTCACCATTGGTTTGTCTCGCGGCAGGGGACTACACGCCAAGCTTTTACGATCCAACCGGCCAGCCATACACTTCAGTCCTGGATAAACCTTGATCGCGGATTCTATAGTGGCTTTGCCGGTGTTTTTACGCAGAGCAGCAGTCAAAGCTCGCCCCTCACATTTACTCGCGGGCCAGCGCTTAGAAGGGATATTGTTGTCGGCCCCTCATTGAATGGTTCTACGACTGCTGCCAATTACTCTAGCAGCTCGGCCACTTTAGCGTTACTGGCTTATGCTGCGCCTGGACATGTAAGTAATACCTACACTGGAAACATTCAAAACATAACCGGCGCAACCACTGGCACTGGAACTAGCTCCGGGGCTCGATGCGGCGCAATCGTGTTACCAGTCGGCTTCTCAAGCTCAAACCCTGCCTACACCACAAACAGCATCCCGGTCTTTCACTCGATGCCGTTTACGCCATACTCGACCACGACATTAAACTCAGACTTCGGCATCACCTTCCATTACGCCACTAACGTATTCGGTTTCCAGGATAAGTTTATTGTTACCGCTGGCACTGAAGAGTGGGAAACCCTTGCGTTTTCAAATGCGTCTGTTGGCGACGGCACAACGCCTAGCGTTGCTTTCCTTGCAAGGGTTGTGTAATGGCCGATCAGAACCAATCGCCTGCATCACAGGCCGGCGTAAACCTGTCAGCCCTGGCGTATCCGCTGACGATCGCTGGTACGCCAACATGGCAAGCGTTGCCGCCACTGTCTCTTACAGTTATCGGCGGCAGTTTCTCAATTAGCAGCGGTGGCGCCGGCGGCACCACCACAAACCTGCTCACCCCCGCTGCGCTACTCGGTAAAAACGCATCTGTATCGACTTCGAGCGCAAACGGAATGTGGACCCTGCGCGACCAACTCGCAGCCAAACGTGCTAGCGCATGGCCATAACCACCCGCCTAGACTGATCTCAACGCAGGTACATCATGGCTTCCCTGATCTACAACTCAGCCGTTGACGACATGGCTCGTGGTGCCATCGACTTCGACACCGACACCTTCAAGGTGATGCTGGTCACTTCGTCCTACACGCCAAACAAGGACACCGACCTCAAGCGCTCTGCCGTCACCAACGAAGTCAGCGGCACCGGCTATACCGCCGGTGGCGTCACCAGCGTCTGCACCGTCACTAAGAGCACCGCCAACGATCGCGTCACCCTCAGCTTTGCCGCTGTGAACTGGGCCACCAGCACCATCACCGCCAGGGCTGCTGTGATCTACAAGTCGCGCGGCGGTGCCAGCAGCGCTGATGAGCTGGTCTGCTACGTCGATTTCGGCGGGGATGTCAGCAGTACCTCTGCAACCTTCAGCCTGGGCAGCAGCACCATCACGCTGCAGAACTGATGGCTACCTTCCCGGCACTGGAGCCGGCCACACGCCGCTACAGCATGGGCACCTTCCCCGTCACCGAGGAGAAGGGCTTCGGTGGTGGCAGCGTCCGCTTCCGGCATGGCACCACCGCCTACAGCCACAACCTCGAACTGGGCTTCGCTGCACTGACGCAGGCAGAGGCCAAGCTGCTGCGTGATCACTACCGCGAGCAGCAGGGCGGCTACATCGCATTCCCGCTCAGCACTGAAGCGTGGGCTGGCCACACCAGCTTTACCGATCTGGTGCCAACCTCCACGTACTGGCGTTACGCAGCGCAGCCGCAGGAAGACCACCTATCCGCCGGCTATGTGAACGTCTCGATCAGCCTGATCAGCGTGCCAGCTGTGGTTGCTGCAGCATCTTCTGGTCTGGCCTCCACAGTCACAGCCACCCTGGCTGGTGGTACGGCGTCCAGTCCCTAAACTGAACTGTATCAGTCTGTAGCGCCGTGGCCTCAAACCGTTACTACACAGGCATTGACGGCGCGTTACTTGTAAATGGAACACGCATCGCCAAAATAGTTTCCTGGCAACTGCAATCCAGTGCAGAAGTAATTGAAACCACCACAGTCAACGCACAAGCACGCACCTACGTCTTCGGGCGCCAACAGTGGTCCGGCTCCTGCGTAGCCCTCTACTACGAAAACGCCGCAGGCACCCTAGACAGTCAACTCCTCGTAGCTAACACCCTTCGCACCACTACACTTTCTCCCACAACCACCCACACCATCGAACTACAACTTACTTCTTCAAGAGTATTTGAAGCCACCGTACTCATAAACTCATCAATAGTCCAAGCATCCAACGATGCAGCTGTAGAAGTATCCATAGACTTCACAGTCACAGGTCTACCAATAGATGCCACGA